ATCAAGCGAAAATGTGCAACTTGCCAGTCTTCAAAGTATAAATTTTTTGAATCCCACCAGAATCTTGTATTTCCAGGAATGCCATCAACACCCTCTTGTCTGTGAATTTCCTCGCATGGAAGTGCCATTACATCAAATACACCTTTTCTTCCTTCTCCATCAATATGAAGATGCAAAAAGAAATCGCCATATTTAATAAGTTCTCTTATCCAAAGCCTTAGATTATAATCAATGTTTAATCTATCTTTGAATAATTCCTTGAGCATTTCTTTTACTCTTGGATTTTCAGAATAAATTTCAAGAATATTTCCACGTTCATTTCTTGTTAAGCAATTGTGTGTAAATACACTTGTTCCATTAGATGTCTCAATTGCAAAGTTGTGATGTTTTCCAACATTCACAAGATCATATGTTTTTTCTCTTCCAAAGAATTCAACTGACTTAATTGAATGTTCTGCATTAATTGATTCAATTGGATCGCCTGTTGTTAATTCAGATGTTTTAAGATATTTATCATCACCTTTTATTAGCCACAAATGTTCGGATGTTGCAACAACAAATGAATCATCATCAAAAGTAATTTTAAATACATCCTGTTCACCTTTAAATGCGACTCTCTCACACAAAGAAACTTCAATTATTTTATCTATTGGATTATAGGAATAAACATAAAAATTTTCTTTGTTTTGTTCAAATAATTCCTCAATTGTATATTTTTTTGAATCGATTGTTGGAACAACTGTAAAAGATGCCAAACATTCATCTCGAATTATATTCATCGCTGCGGCGATTTCTGGAGAATTATCCATTTGGACATAATCTCTATAAGCGGACGGACGATCATAATCTGAATAATTCGAACGATTAAAAAGATCTTTATTGATTGTATCTACTTGCCAATCTAGAAATTGTTGTTGTTTTTTTTCAAGGGGTGCAGAAGCATTATTTGTATAAGAGGGAGTGTGATCCACTGGAGCATTTACCCCATCTCTAACACCATCTTTTCGAAAGACGGATAGCGCTCTGGTAAATATTGATTCTTGTTGTGCCATGTTTTAATTTAATGTGTTTTTCAAAAAAAGTAAATCTTATTTTTAAGAATAAAGCCAATTTATGTCATCATCTTCTTTTTTGGCTTCTTCTGATTCAGAACCAAATATGAATAATGGACTATTTTTAATTTCTGTGTTTTCTGCCTTTTTTCTTAAAATTTCATCATTTTGAGAATATGTTCCAGAAAAAGTGGTTTGGGTTGATGCCATGTTTTCAAGCATTGATTTAAACATAGCCTTGCCTTTTGCAACTTTTTCCCATTGTGTATCACGGATAAATAATGCAATTGCAAATGCGATAATTAAATCATCATTTCCACCTCTCTCATGTTCTGCCTTTCCGTTTGCCTTGATTACAAATGTGTCAAACTCCGCCAAAAGTCTTGGAGAGTTAATTTTAACCTGCTTTTCTCTCATATAAGTTAAAAGCGTGGTGATAAGAAATGGTCTTGTCTTTGAGTTTGTTTGGAAACCTGGTATTTCATCTCCAATTTCTGCTTTCCATCTTGCATCTTTTGGCCCTGTCCAAACTTCTTCAATGGACTGAGACTTATATACATTTTTATAACCGAGTGTCTTGTGTAAATAATAAGCTGTTGTAAGACCCATGTTATTTACTTCAACAGTTACAAATGCATTATTATATGCTTTTTCGGCAGTTAAAATTACATCTGCGAATTTATCGGCAGTTATTTTTCCTTGAAATTCAGCAACCTGAATAAGTGACACTGCATCAAGTATTTGAATTGTGGAATAATCTTTTCCTGCACCTCCTGCAACGTCACAAGCAATTATATAACTTCTGCCCTCAACAGGCAATTCATATATCCAGAATTGACTCTCATATTGTGTAAAGCATGGTTTTTGGAGACTGTATTGAGTGTAATCAAAATAACAGAAAATTTTTGAATTTTTAACATCATCCTTATATTTTGAAATGATCTCGGAATCGATCGCAAGATATTTGGATGATTCAAATGAAAGATCAAGTTCTTGAGCAATTTTAACCTTATCCCAACCAAGTCTTTCACATTGTTCTTGGTACCATATACTCCAGTCATATAATCTACCTGTTTCCTTATCGATTCTTTTTTCAAGACCTGCAATACAGGTTGGATTTTGTGTCCAGTGGGCAATAAGTCGTTTGTAATTGTTTTCTCCTTTAAGGGAGGATGTCCAGAATTGATGATATAGATTTCCAGTGCCGTTTGGTGTAGAGATCATAATTGTCTTTCCACCCGTCTTTGAAGTTGCCATTAATGCACCTGCTTTGATGTCATCTCCATTCTCAATGAAGGCAACCTCATCCACAACTAATAATGTAAGGGATTCTCCACGACCAGCTTGAGGAGAACAAGCAACAGCACGAACCCAAGAACCGTTTGAGAATTCAATTCTTTTTTCATTTGAAGTGACTTGAGAGTCTGGAAGCAAAAATTTGGGTGTATTTGAAATAAAGTCTTTAACTGTTTTTAATAAACGGACTGCGGAGGCCAAATCATTGGCCAATATCAAAATGCGTTGATCTGATTTAAATAAAACTGTCCAAGCAATGTATGCCGCAGAAATTACTGAAAAACCTGTATTATGTGTTAATAAACCATTAATTAAAAAGTTCTCATTTTTTGTTACAGAAATATCATAACAAATTTTAATTGATGTTTTTTCAATTTCTGTAACAATTGCTGATTCTGCTATGTTATTTGTTATATCAGAAACAAACAATATTTCATCTCCTTCTTTAAAATCTTTTGCTTTTACCCAAGATTGTTTATTTTTAATCCAAAAAGGGTGATTTTCTCCAACCTCAAAAGATCTGTTGTCTTTTAATTTAAACTTAACACATTGTCTTTCACCACTTTCCCAAGCATCATAAATTATATCAGTCTCAACTTGGTTTGTTTTTAAATTATAAGAATATACCTCATCTCCAATTTTAAAATCTTGGATTGCTTTTGGACCTTCTGGTGTATCAACGAATGTATCAGCTGGTAAACACTGCCTACTCTTCAAAACAATGGAGTTTTGATTTTCTTCAAACATTTCGATTGCATCTCTTTGATATTGATAGCAATCGATTAAAGTTACTTGTTGAGTTTCTGCATTAAAGCAATATCCATAATTATCGATCCAATATTGAGGATCGATCATACATTTAAAAAGTTCGTCAGATTCGTTAATTTTATTAGATAATACCACAGTATTTTATCAATAAATATGAAGGAATTAATTAAATTCCAACATATATATTGGTTTGTAATTCAGAATCGGATACTACCTGATAATTTTCTGAAATATAAACTACTGAAGTATTTAAATTTTTGTAATAGATTTGATAATTTCCAATTGTATCTGCAGACCATGTTGATGCGAATGTTCCAGTTAAAGAATTTGCTAATGAAATATTTACTGTAACTCCTGTATAAACAATATTTTCCTTAAATACATCCATAGCAAATGTGGAAGCAGTCACTGGATTATTATTTCCATCTAGTGATAATATCAAATCATAAACAGTTTGTCCAGTTCCTATTTTTTGCATAAATTATATGAATTCAGTTAAATACCAATCAATTGTGCTTGTGTCAGTTGTTACGGTTGCACCCACTGAGCTAACAGAAGTGATTGAGAATCCCGTACTCGCTGTAATTGAATAAGCGTAATTTACTCCAAGCGTACCACCAACAGTTGCGAGTTGTGTCTTAACTTTTGTGCTCGAAGTCACTCCAGTATTTAATATTGTGGCTGTACCAGCAGTTAATATTACAGTTCCAACTCTCGCATTAGTTCCTGTCTTAAATTCAAGACCTGTACCAACAATTGGAAGTTGAATGCTGCCTGAGGAATTAAATTTTTGATTATTACTCCAAATATAAAGACCACTTGAAGTTGAGGCAGTGGCTCCACTTGTAGCATTCCCGATAAATAATCCTCTTTGAAGTCCGTTCCAAGATGGCGTGGTTGTATTGTTAAATAGTACAACTCCACCCTTGATTCCGACACCTGTACCACCCGTTATATTAAGACCAGAATCTATGAATACAGAACCTGCAACGCTTGTTGTACCACTACCTGTATTTTGTCTAGTATACAATTCTAAGTTACCACCTGGATTGGTATTACCAGTATTTTCAATACCTCCAGCTCTAATTGTTACTTTTGAATTCTGACCATCAACACGAGTTTGAGATACAGATTCAAATAAATTAAAAGGGGCAAATGTGGCCGAATTACTTGCCATATCAGAAACATAGGCACCAGTAGAAGAATCTTGTCCACCACCAATGCTTAACCCAACAAAAGCTGCATCTGCCCTTGTTGTAATTTGCAAACCAGCAACTGATGGATGAATTTTTCTTAATAATAAACCACCAGCTGCGGCAGTACTTGTCAAGGTAATTGCATTTTGACCTATATTTACGTTATTACCAACCCCTACGTAGAAATTTCCTGCCGCAACATTTAAAAACCTATATTGACCATTTACTGCA